ATATGCTCCAAGAATTGTGCAACCTGTATGATGACTATGGGTTTATTGCCTACGGCAACACCAAGGGCACTGCCGTTCAGCATCTTTACAACAATCTCCAAATGCGAAAAGCCACGGTGGAAGATGCCTTGCGTTTCCTGCTGGGCTATTTGCAAGACCCGCAAGAGGCCAAGAAATACGCCGCGGCTTTTGGCGTGGATATGGCGGCGGACGGAAAGGAGGCAGTGTTATGAAAGCCATTCTTGACGCCTGCTGCGGCTCCCGCATGTTCTGGTTTGACCGCCGCCATCCTGACGTGGTGTTCATGGACCGCCGGGAGGAAACGCACATGCTTTGCGACGGGCGAACCCTGGAAATCAAGCCGGACGTCGTCGGGGACTTCCGGAAGATGCCTTTCAACGACGGGGCGTTTCGCCTTGTGGTATTCGACCCTCCGCACTTGATTCACGCTGGGGAATCATCCTGGCTGGCCAAGAAGTACGGAAAACTGGACCAGAAAACCTGGAGGGAGGATTTGAAATCCGGCTTCCGGGAGTGTTTCCGGGTTTTGGAACCGGGCGGCATTCTGGTGTTCAAGTGGTGCGAGGATCAGGTTTCAACCGCGGAAGTTCTGAAACTGGCCAGCCATGAACCTTTGTTCGGACACCGCCGCGGGAAGACCGTCTTCCTGGTCTTTATGAAATCTACAACCCCCAACTGACGCTTTTTTGATTATGGAATTCATCAACATCCCAACAGCCTTGTTTTCCAGCCCCGAATATATCGGGGCGGAACCCATACAGCGCGCCACCTGGATCTCTCTGCTGGCCTGGTGCTGCGAACAGGAAAACGGCGGCATCATTGAGGGCTGCCGCTCCTGGGGCATGCGCCGCTGGATGCAGACCTGCGGCGTGACGGATCAGGAAATCAGCGTGGAAAACGAACTCTACCACTTTGACGGCGACAATCTCATCGTATTCGGATATCCGCATGAAATTCAGGAAACCCTGAAAACCAAAAGGAAAACCGCTCGTGAAAATGGAAAATTAGGAGGCCGCCCCAAGAAAACCCATGTTGAAACCCACACAGGAACCGACGTGGAAACCGAAGAAAAACCTACGTCGGTTATTTCAGAAACCAACGTAGGAACCGAAATAGGAACCAACGTAGCCCCCTATGTTGAAACCTATCCGAAAACCGTAAGGGAAGGGAAGGAAGGGAAGGAAGGAATTCACCCCCTTACCCCCTCTCCGTGCACCGTGGAAGAAGTCGAAGACCATCTTCGGGCCGCGGCCTTTGCGGGGCGTGTGCGTTTAACCCCCGACCAGATACCGGACTGCGCCACAGCCTACTGGGGAAGCCGGGATGCCGTCAACTGGACCCGCAACGGCATCCCCGTGACCAAATGGCAATCCGACGCCATCAGCTTCGCCACCTCCTACGCCGTCAACCATCCGCCACCCCCTGGGAACGGAGACAAAGACCCTTACAGCAACCTTGAAGAACTTTAACAATCAACAATTTCAAAAAAACATGATCGACTCTCAGACACTCATCGACGCCGAAAAACTGGTGCTCTCTCAGGCAATGGACGGCTCCCAGGCCTTTGCTGACCTCCGGGACAAGGGCATCAGCCGCCAGACATTCAGCCTCCCGGCGCACCAGCAAATCTGGACCGCCCTGGAAACCGTCGCCGGCACGGGAGGAACCGTGGACGCCCTCACCGTCATCGCCCGCCTTGAAGCCCAGGGCCAGCTTGACGCCGTGGGAGGACACGCCGGAGTCGTGGAAACGGCCACCTACGGAGCCCTTGCCCGGTACAAAACCGCCGCCGCCCTGGAAATGGTCACGGAAGCCGCCAAAAAGCATGCGTTGCTCGCGTTTGCCTCCCGGATGGCGGAAGCTGCCGGCGATCAGCTCAAAAGCGCGGAAGAAGCCCTTGATGAAGCCGA